TGCAAGCATGGAAGGGAAACAATCCACGGTTTTATTGTCATGCTGATCTTTCATAACCACCCCAATGCAAAGTTATTATTTTCAGAATTACCCATCACCGCACACAAGAAAATCAAAGCAAGTAGGCAGATAAGTAGGATTGATTCGTTTTTCATGCTAAATCCTCAATCACTGCACCAAATTCACCAATCAAGGCAATTTGCTGTTCACACCATGCTTTACGGAATGCAATCTCATCCGCCTTTAATTCACTATTGTTGTGGTCGAAGGTTATAGCCCAACACGAGCCATGTTTTAGAAGAGGAATCACGCATGTATTCAATTCAGGACTAAGCACCGCATTACTGAATTGTGATAAGTGTTCGAGTCTGGTCATGCTGCACCAACCTTTCCAACCATAAAGCTCGGTGGTGTTGGGATTTCTTGATCAACTGGTCTCCACAAATGCAAACAATGCGGATGATTATTTACGTAATCTTTTTCGCTTGGGTGGTACTGGATAACGCAATCATCCTGATCCCAAAAAAGAGATTTAATGAAACACATTTCTTCCCATGTAGGGCAACGCAAAGGCAATGAGACGCTGACGTGTTCCCAACCCATCTGATCGCTAGCAATGACGGTGAAAACACACTTTTTAGTCTTCACCCAAAATGCGCCATTGTTGCCAAAGCTTTCATTACTGCCCATTGCGCCCTTGGTGATTCGATATTTTTCTGGTACTTGAAAGCTCACACCCCACCTCCTACTTGCTCTTTAAGACCTTTAATTTTCATCTTGGCTTCTTCGAGGTATTTCTTAAGCTCATCACCTCTCAGCGGTTCTTTAGCTTCGGTTGGCGCTTCACCACCCCAGTCACCGTAATCAGCTACAATCTTCTTCTCAATAACCTTTGGTTTAATCCAGATTGCTTGATTAAGGCCGTTTTCGGCATACTCCTTAACAACGTCCACATAATTATCTTTAAACGCCTCATACGCCAAATAAGAGGCTCTATCGACGTTCTTTGCCCAGTCGATAGCAGTAAACATTTCATAGCAGCGGTCATACGATTCTTTTTCAGCATTGGTGATTGCGTGGTTGTTATCACTTACCCACTTGATGATGTTTACCAATGCTGCATGCTTGCCCTTGAATGAATCCTGTAAGCGCTGTTGCTCAGTACCAAAACCTGTAATACCCAAACACCACTTGCGAAACATTGCTGGATCTGGACAAAAGCCGTTATCACGAACCTGAGATAAACCAAAATTCACTTGATCGTGAGTTAGGCCATCGATACAGATTTTCATTGCAGTATTGATTTGTGCTGTGGCCACACCATCAAATGTTTTTTCAAATGAACGTGGTGCAATCGCTTTAAACACACCAACAAGCTGTGCTGAATTAATTGGACCAAGGTTTTGATTAGAAGCCGTAAGTTGCATTGCCTTGCTCCTCTTGTGCGATGAGTTCTTGAATTTCAGACATTCGAGTTGATGCTTGGGTTTGTTTAGGTTGGAATTGCTGCTTAGGCTCAAACAGACCTTGGTAGTTACCAGTGATTGAAGTTTTCAAAGACTGATTGCTGCCTTCAAATCCCCATTTCTGAAAATCTTTGTAGATCGTGTTTAGGGCATTTTTGGTTAGTTTGGTTTTTGCAGTCATTGAGCGACTAGAAACGTATTGTTCCCAAAGAGAGAAATCACAGAGAACTGCAAATTTATCTGAAGTCAGCTTGATCACTTCGTCATAAGATAATTTGCGAGTCTTGTCTTTGCGCTCGGCTTCAGCTTTTGCTTTTTGCTCTGCTTCCAATCTTTGTTGTTCAAGAATGAAAGTTTTGATATGAGCATCTGGATTTGTTTTCTTGAAATTCTGAAATTCAAAAAAATTAGCTTGGAGAGGATTTTTAAGGCGAAGCGACTTAATGGTTTTATCTATTGGTAAATATATATAAATAATATCTATTGATGCTTCACTAACTGAAGCGCTAGCTACCCCACTAATCGAAGCACTGCTATTCACTAATTGAAGCGCTTCACTAATCGAAGCACTGCTATTCTGTAATCGAAGCGCCTTAATTTTCTTAGCGTCAATTTGCTCAAAAGCCTCAATAAGTGACACCTCATTGATGCGATATTTGTTGCCAATTCGATAATTAACTTCAAGAACAGTGATAACACCAAACCACACAAGCTCCTTGATTCCATTGCTTACAGTGCCAGAGCTAAGTTTGTTTGATCCCTTAAGCTTTCCGCCTTGAATCTGCCGTGTGCTAATGTGGTCAGATGCTTTATTGAAGCCAGTGATGTAACCCATAAGTGCTGAATAAACATTCTTTGCCGCATCAGTTAAAAACGGCTCAACCTCATTGTGAAAAAGACGACTTTTCGCAATGAAGCCCCTCTCAAAGCTTTCCGTCATTTTTGGCTCTTTCTTGGTGAAAGCAACAATATTGCTCTCGTTTTTTAAGAGTGCTGTCATGCCCCACCCCCTAGACGCATTCCAGCATCCAACTCCGCAACACTCGCAGAACGAATATCAGTGCGATGCACAAGCTGCCCACCCTCCAACCAGTAATACTCATTAGGTTGAAAGGCCTCTACGGTTTTTAGGGCATTGATCTTGATGTGATTCATATACACAACGACATCACCCGGTAAAAAATCTAAATTGTCATTGTTTGATTGTTGTGCTAAATTTGATTTCATTCATGGGTTCCTAGATTTGTGAATAACGACCACTTTCTGTTTGCGCAGAAAGTGGTTTTTTAATATCCGAGTTTTTCTTTTTGTCCGCTAATTTCGTCATGAAATAAGTCATCCACAGTATCAATACGGCTCATCCAGCTTTTTGACATAACCAATAGCGCTTCAACTCTTGATTTATCAATACTTTGGTATTCCTTTGGAACAATCTTTAATCCAAGGCAACTCAATAGCTCGCAATCACTTTGTCTGCTATTCGCAATCGATTGCAAAATGCGCGATACGCCATTTCTAGCGCTTGCAGATAATTCGATTGATACTTTGCTCATGGGAACTCCTAAGCTGATAGGGCTTGTAAATTGGCTTTTAATTTGCCGTTGGTTAGAAGTTGTAGGTGCGCTTGTGTTTTTGGTGGAATCCCTTTTTTTTCCCAATCCCACAAAGTGGTGCGACCCACCCCCATTTTTTTTGCTAATTGTGGGTTTGATTCCACTTCATAGTGATCTCTTAGATCTTGAACATTCATACACTAATACCCGAACCAATTTTGTTCGGTTTATTGAATCACATGTTCGGGTAATCGTCAATCAATACGTTCATAATTCCGAACATATATTCATGGAGTTCTGTTTATGCAAGTTGCAGATCGCATAAATCAAAAAATGACAGAGCATAACCTCTCGCAAGCCGATCTTATTCGCGGAACTGGCGCAGGACGCGCAACTGTGTCTGGGTGGGTTAATGGAACAAATAACCCAAGTGCAAAGCATCTTGATAACTTAGCTAAAACACTTAAAACAACTACAAATTGGTTATTAACTGGTATTGCAGACATAGGGCAAAACTTTCAATCAGTCGAGGTATGGGATGACAACTCACCCTTAGATGATGATGAGGTCGAGATCCCTTTCTTTAAGGATTTTTCGTTTGCTTGTGGGGCTGGATCTATTGGCGAGGCTTTAGCAAATGAAAAGCGTAAATTACGCATGTCTAAAGCGACTCTGCGGAATAAGGCTATTGATAAAAAGAATGCTGTAGCTACCAGTGCTTCTGGTGATTCAATGAATCCAACCATTAAAGATGGCGATACTATCCATATAGATTTGGGTCGTAAAACTATTAAAGACGGGAAAATTTTTGCCGTTTGTCATGGTGGTCTATTTTTAGCTAAACGCCTATACAACCTACCAATGGGTGGGGTTCGTATCGTTTCAGATAATGCCGCTGAGTATCCTGAAATCCAACTAACTGCTCAAGAAATTTTAGATCAACAATTCGAAGTTGTTGGATGGATCTGGCAAATTTCAACCATGGAAAGTTGGTAATAAAATGAATTTTTTTAAATCAACAAAGACTGCCACCCCATTACTGTTGATAAGCCTAACTCTAGCTGGGTGTGGGGAGCCGACAGTAACACAAGAAGATTATGACAGCATGGTCTATGAAAAAGATTTAAAGATAAGTGAGCTTGAATCCCAAGTTGCACAAATGCAAGAACACGTCTCTAATTTAGAATCAAAAACACAAGAGGTTAATAGCCAGTTTGAGAGACTTCAATCTGAAAACTGGAGAGATGTTGTACCTGATGCTGAGTCAAGCTTGGAGGATCTTAATAATGAAATCAACAATGGTGAAGATGTTTCATCTTATTAAAAATTAAAAAACTGCGAACCCGACGCAGTCCTTTAGAACAGATCGGGTGGAGATGTGCAATGAATATGATTCCTGTGAGATCTAGTGCTATACGTGCCATTGGGTATGATACTGATACAAACCAGCTGGGCATTCAGTTCACAAGTCATTCAACAATTTATACCTTCTACAATGTTCCTTTTCAGGTTTTTAATGAATTAATGGCTGCACCATCTAAGGGTAATTACTATCATGCGTACATCGAGGGGAACTACAAAGGTTAATACCCAAAAGATTTGCTATTTTATTAGTTTTTTCTAGGTATTCTGCATGATTAATTCTCCAATGCAGTTCATCAGGTTGAGCATCCACCTCATCTGTCGTGATAGTGTTGTGACTTGAGCTTAATGCCAATTGAATATCAATCAACATCTCTCGAATAGCTTCTAATTCAGATTTAGTTAAATCCATCTAAAAGACCCTATCTAACCCATCCCTGTGATGGGTTTTCTTTTGTCTATTAAAACATAATGTTCGGATAATTGAATTTATTTTAAAATTAACCGAACAAAAGTATTGACTAATTTGTTCGGTTAACCGAATATGTATCTCGTAAACAACAAAAAGCCCCACTACTTTGGACGGTGCGGGGCTAATTGAACTAACGAGGCAATTATGAATCAAACCGCATCCCATAGTCAAACCCCAGAGTTTGACGCTAACAAAAGTCAAACGACTTCTGTTCTGTTTCAACCACCTAAACCTGAAGAAGTTCGTCTTTCTTTCTGGTCTAAAGCAAAACCTGTGCTTAAAGAAGTAGCAGCCATTGCTCTAATCGGTATCACTGTTGCATCGACAGTATTAACTGTCCGCAGTTGTTCAAATGACGTAGACCGTCAGGAGCACGCTAATGACTAATTTTAATAAGCTAATTTTTAATCCTAACTGGGTGAAAATTTGTCAAGAAACAATGAGTAACTTCAAAGCTGAAAAAGTTGCCCTACTTAGATTTTCTGGAAATTGCTTTAATATCTTGAGCTTCCCTGAATATGAATGTGATACCTCAGATTTAATATCCTTGCGTGCACAAGATGGTATCCGTGGTGGATTTTGCTACTTCATGCCTTTGGCTCAATTTGAAGAATTATTTAAAGATGTACTTGGATTTAGTTTTTTAGCTGAATGTAGCAGTTTAGAAGGTGAGGAAAGAAACGGGGTTATTCGTGATGGTATAGGTCTGCGAAAGGAATTCTTTGGTGGAAAAGTTAAAACATTTCTACTTCAGGATCCCTTGGATCTGGTTGCAATGGGTAAGTTGGAGAGCATCTTATGGCGCTAATCACTCAACCCCTTGAGGTCATGCCTTTTGGCAAATATAAAGGCACTGCTATTACAGAGCTAAAACTAAGCTATGTGAATTGGTTGCTTACTTTGGACAACTTGAAGTCCG